CGCCACGCTTTTTGCTGAACACGGTTCCATATTCAACGAAGTGAGCATAATAGGCGAGTCTATCATCGCCAGCGAATACAATTCGACCACCGCCACGGCTTGCGTATTTGGATGCAAGGTTTTTGATACTTCGCATTAGAGTCCCTGGCGTGCGTTTCTGGAACCATTGCCACTTCCTTGAGCGTCCGGTTTTGAATCGTACAATCTTACCGTATGGAACATCCCTTATTGCGCTGGCGAATATGCGCCTTGCCGCATCCGTCTCTTGCTCAACTGCTATCTCCTTGATTAAATCAAGAATAGCCTTGCTGCTCCACTCAACTTTGACAATGCCTTTCATTTCCGTTCCTGAAATCCCCGTAGTGTCGCCTTCAACTTGTCGCCGGTTTCCTTGATCGGTTTTGTTTCTGCATCTTCCCTCTCTATTTTAAAAAACGCCAGCCATTCCGAAATCTCTCTACTATCCAGTTCGTTTAGCAAGCGTCTTACCGTCATCCCCAATTCTTTTGCCAGCCGAAACAAAAAGATGCGCTCCGGCTGGCGTCTCATTCCCCCGCTATATCGTCCACAGATTTCTGAGTAAGCCCGTTCAATTCCGCAGCCTTTTCAAACACACGGTTTATTGCTATAGATGATTTTCGGCTTAACTCTGAAACGTCTGCGGATGTGAAGATTGGCTTGCCGCTTTCATCTACGGCGCAGGCTACGATAAGGGCTTCCATGACATTTTTAGGAGTGCCGTCCTTGCCTGCTGTGCTGCGGTAGTATTCTTGTCGTGCGCTTCCGGTCATGGTCTGGAGTCGGATAATTCCACCCCATTCTTTTACCTCAAGATCGACTGTTTTTAAATCCTTTGCTTTTAGGATAGAATCTCGGTTTAACATTCGCCCTCCATAGTCGCATTTTAGGTTATTACACTCGAATAGGTTACTCCCCCGGTGATCTCGATTACGGCATTAGCCCCAACTTTATTATCAACAGATCCGGTGATACTGAACCCCATGCAGTACCCGTCGAACGTCGCCTTGGTGCGTGCCGCGTCAGTTGTACTATCATTGAACTTGATGACGCATTTCTTCTTTGAACGTGAGGCCCTATCAGCCCTAAGAGCAATCTGCCCGGCGTCACTGAACGACAAGTTAAGGCTCATCGAAACCTGACCCTCGTCACGGAGTCCGACGAGTTTTTCCTTGGCCGTGCTGTTCAGGTTCGTCACGTCGATGATTGCAGCCTGTCCACCGGGGCCACTGAAATCAGTAACCTCACCGACAAGAACCGCAGCGCCCGTGCTGGCCGCCGTAGTCGCACTCCAGTAGAATTCCGTTCCTTGCGCTTCAAAAGCCATCTGCTTTATCCTCCTACGGTAGCGGGATCACGGTGCTGTTCGTGTAGACCACCGGCCCGGTTATCTCGATTACAGCATTTGCGGAAACCTTATTGTCAACCGCTCCAGAAATGGAAAAACCTAAACAATAGCAATCCATAAGCGCCTTGGTCTTAACCTTATCGTCGGTAGAGTCGTTGAATTTGATTACGCACTTGCGCTTAGTACGGTTAGCGCGATCGGTGCGAATGGTATTCTGTGCCGTATCGCTGAATGACATATTCAACGACAGAGACAACTGCCCCTCGTCTCGCAAACCTACCAACTTTTCTTTTGCGGTAGAGTTGATATTCGTGACGTCGATCACCGCCGCCTGTCCACCGGGACCGGAGAAATCGGTTATCTCACCTATCATACAAGACGTACTGGTAGAGGCGGCAGTCCCCGATGTGCTCCAAAAAAACTCTGTGCCTTGACTCTCGAAAGCCATTTTATTTACCTCCTATTCACGGTTCCAAACCGAAAAAGTAAAATTGCGCTCATAGACTTCCACCTCATCGTCATACGAATCTGACGGTGAATCGTTCAACAAAACGGTGCAACCCGTAGCCGATGTCATGGCGCTAATCACCACGTTTCCGATTGTACCTCGCGTTTCAATCGTTTTGGTGTAAAGCGTGACATCCATGCCGATATTTTCAAGATTGGAGTATCCACTCAGAGAGTTTACCCGGAGGCCGGATACCCGAGCAAACACGACAGCAGGGAGGGCCTCTGCCTGCATCCGGTGCTCCGGGTAGATGTTAGAGCCAACCAAGGCAACCAGTGCCGTCGATCCGCTCAAGGCGCTATATATTTTAGACTCGATGCTCATGTCGTTTTAGTCGCTATTATTTCCATCATTTTGTGCGCGTTGCTTGGGTCCAGCACCGATATAATATTGTAAGTGCTTCCGGTGCAGACCACGCTCATTTTTGGTTCAATCCCTTCAGTCGAATACCTGATTACGAACTTGACCGAATTATCGGCGTAGCGGTAATCTCCGCTAAACATCTCGGACCCGCTTAAAGGCTCTACGGAGGCCCAGGTGTTGAGCACCGTTGTCTGTGTTACGATAGGAGCACCCTCCGCGCTGCGGGCCGTTGTGCGCGGGCTGATGATGCTTATTTGTCTGTTTAACTGTCCCGCTCTCATACCGATTGCACCACGAACTCGTCCAGCAAACCGTCAACGTAACTGTGCGGCAATTCGGTAATGAAGTTTCCGCTACCAACCATTAGACTCTCACGGTTTTCGTACATAGAACCAACGCGCAACTTAACCCACTGTTTGATAGGTTCCGGGACGTTCGCCGGCGCGGAGTATCCTGAATAGAATGTAATCCTGACCGCGTTTTTAATCTCTCTCGGTGTCGGCCACTCATTGTCATAAGCCGGATAGACAATACCCGGCTCGGAATAATAGTCTACGGTGTAAATACTCGAAGCGAGTGAAGTTGTGTTGCCTGCCGTGTTGTCCTCAATATAGGAAATCACCACCTCACTCGTTACGGTAGTCAGTGGCGGACGCGGCAATTCAATATCCGTAACTTTTTCGTCAAGGTCTGGAAACTCATCGAGACGTAATTCCCATTGCTGTTTGTTGATACTGCGTTTCATGTAGTTCTCGGCGTAACTTTCAGCCGACTTGATGAAACCCAATAACAGATAGTCCTCTGATGTAGTACCTATCTTTAGAAAGTCCTTTACCTCTGACAACGTAACGCATTGCGTAGAAGGTGCTGCAATTCTTTTTAGTGTCATGCGTAAACCTCCTACGTTGCCAACGGGTCTGATTTTACCCTGATAGGGATGTCGTTATCCCAAACCACTCCGAGCGGGTTCGTAGGGTCATACACGACAAGCGCCCCGCTGAACCTGCCTGTAGAAAGGGCTGTTGACCCTCCGGCTACAATCCGAATCTCGCCTTCGTCGTAGCCCGCCTGGTTCCACCGGATAGCCCCGCCGGCTGCGTCTGTTGAAATAATAATGACGGACCCGATAGCCAATCGCATCTCCGTAACGGCAGCCAAATCGACCTCGGACCCGTCACTATATAGCCGCAGGTCTATGGAGTTATTATGACCGATCCAAACAATTTCCTCGTTGCTTAATGCCATGTCAGCCCCCGTTAGGTGGCATCCCTGAACTCAATCTTCCAGCTCGGAATCGTCACCTTGTTCGCCGTTGATGCAAGAGCCTGAGTCGTGGCATCCGTTTTGTAAATCAACATGGTCGTGCCGACAGTCGTGTAAATGCAAATCTGCTGCGCCACTCCGGTAGTGGCAACGGCAATCGACGCTTGCGCTGAAATCGTGATCTTGCGCCCACTGACATCACCGTCAGCGATAGTGTATGAGGTTGTACCCGCTCCGGTTGTCATCGTGGTTTCTGCCAGCATATTGGCCTGGCATAGATCAACCGTAGTGATTGCAACGGACGTGCATATTGCCATTTTCGCCCCACGGTCCCTGATAACAGTAGCTGCGGCATCCAAAACAATAGACGAACAGAATTTAGCCATTTTGGTAATCTCCTTTTATTGCATTAAATAGCGATGCTGAGTAACGCTTTCCATCGCCCGTTGGTGTGTTTGACTGATTAAATACGGATCAACGACAACTCCCAAAAATCCACTTCTAAATCCTAACGTAACACTTTGAGCATAATTTTTATTTTCACAATTACCAACCGCGAGCACACCTTCAATTAGCAAGTCCAACGTATCTGCCGACTGAAGTTGAGCGCAATCAAGCGAATTGGCAACGTGGCTCTGAATCAGTACCAGCGCATCGACAAATTGTGAATGTGCTATGCTTTCAACTTCCAACGTATCTTCGGACTCAATAGCAAAAACCGGCGAGTCCGTAATCTGTTCGTGATATGTTTCCGAGGCCGTTAAATTATAATCCTGATACAATACAACCGCGTCAGTTATCTGATAATCAATCGTGCCTGCTATCACTACGTTATGATGTTGCGATAGGATAACTGAATCGACTACCTGCCCACAGTACGGGTTCTGTACTATTAATGTATCTATTGCGCCGAAGTTGAGAATATCCGCTACGTTTCTGACGTATGAGTTAGCTACCGTTACCGCAAGAACGTACTCCTGGAACAGTGCGAACACATCTGCGTATTGAGTCTGGATCGAATTTGTTACGGAAATATCGTCAATGCCGGTAATAGTAAACGCAACGGTTTCGGTTACGTTGGATTGAATACCACTTGATATCGTGAGGACATACTCAACATCCAAATTCGCAACGGCGGCAGTCTGAACGCTGTACGAATCACTCGCTACGAATTGGTGCAGCTGCGATAGCGTTAGAACATCTGCCACATTGTCGTTTAGGCCGTTGTTGACTACAAACGATATCCCGGTGATTTCTTCTGAAACAGAAACCGAATCCGCAACCTGCTTGGTATAAGCAGAATTTACGGAAAGCACGCTTTCGATGAATAACAGCGGAGATGTCGCAACATTCGTTTGAGTACCGTTTTCCAGTTCAAGGAACGTCAGGTAGTGCGGGTAAAAAACACCGTCACCGTGATCCTTGAATAGTGCGGCTTCAGTATCAAACCATACCGGGTCGGGTTCGCTTTCAGCGGTTACGTTTAGCGTTATGCTCTGAGATATGTTAGCATCATACG